GGGATGTGGGATATGACCGTCGCGTCTCTTCCTTCTGTCCTCCTCTGTCGTCTTCCCTTCAGCGTACCCGCGCTGAAGGGGGGGCCCGGTCCCAGTGGGTGGGTCGCCGAGTAGATTTCCTAGAGGCCTCTTTTGGTCTCCGTCCTTTTCGGTGTCCATCCGAGTTTCGTACTCGGTTTATGAACGTCGAATTGGATGGGAAATCTAGATCAGTGACTGTGGCATCTGCCACCCAGCACCTTTTGGGTCCCCTTCACCGTTGTCTTTATGACGCGGTGTCGAGACGACCTTGGCTTCTTCGTGGTGAAGCCAAGAAAGCCAAATTTACAGAATTTTTCTCTGTAAAGGGGGAGGTTTTCGTCAGCGGGGACTACGAGTCCGCCACCGATAATCTTTCTTTGGAGGTCGCCGAGGTTATCCTCGACGAGCTCCGGGTACTATCGGATGAGATCCCAAATTCGATATGGGATTTCGCTCGCCTTAGCCTTCGGGCTATTGTGGAGTATCCTGATGGTACCACTGCACATCAAGTCCGTGGACAGTTAATGGGAAATTTGTTGAGTTTCCCATTATTATGTCTACAGAACTATGCCGCCTTTCGTTGGTGCGTTGGTTCCTCTTGGCGGAGGATCCCGATTCGCATCAATGGGGACGACATAGTTTTTCGTGCGGAAAAAAAGATTGCCGATGGTTGGATGGATACTGTGTCTGTCCTGGGCCTGAAACTTTGCCGTGGGAAGACATTGGTTTCAAAGAGTATATTCTCTTTGAACTCAACGTTCTTTCGCGCCACGCGGTTAGGCGTTTCATCCATTCCTGTTCTGCGTTCGAGTGTCCTTGGCCGAGATGTGGGTGTACCCCATGGTCTCGGTCCAGGTCTTCGGACGTTTAGAGCAGGTTTTGTGGGTGAAGCTAGGGTCCGGGCAGAGTGTATCTATCTCCGTTGGCGGGACAAGCAGTTTGCTGCTTGTGGAAGGAGTGTTTTGCGTGACCTGCACGCGCCGGTGGATCCCGAGTCGTTGGTTCGCGTCGGTTGGGGGAGGAGGGAGGCTTTCTATTTGGATTGCCCTCCCTGCCCTCTTCCGCTTGATCAGTTACGACTTGGGAGACCATCCCTACCGGAGGGGTGGTCGAGGGTACCGGTCTCGAATCATCGAGGCCAGAGGAGGAGGCAGCGGTGTGCTCAGGAATCCTTTTTTGGGCTCCTGAGTGACCGGGCCTGGAACTTACCACCCGTGTCTTCTCGCTCATTGCAGCGAGGAACATGGCGGGAAACCACGATGGGATCTTTGCTTTCATCGTGGCGGTGGTGGAGAACCAGGTCCCGGCGGTGGGAGAAGTTGCGCGGTGAATTTCGATTCGCCGCAAAACGATTCCGTTGTCGGTTGCACCTACTCTGGCAGTACGATGAAGGCCGGAGGGTTAAGAAGGTATGGGCGGGTGGTCGTTGTGACCGACCCGGTTTGGGATTTTCCTGAACCGCCTGTCACGGTGTTGAGAGGACGCACGGGAACTTTGTCCCTCCTCTTAACCTGGTCAGTGAAAGGCAACGGCGTGAGACCGACGCAGCGAATAGTCTGCATCTCGCGTATCGCGCTGAGTAATCATCGTGGATGAATGGTCCGGGAAGGCAGTATGGGGTATTGATCGCTTCGGCTTGA